AATTTTGGAGCAATGCGACAAAACATGAAAGAGGCAATGGGTGTTGCCCCTGCTGCACCTAAAGTAATGGAAGACCCGGAAACGGGCAAAGTATTTGAAGTACCACAAGAAGTTCAACAAGCAATGACTCGAGATTATTCGGCTTTAATGAAAGCCATTAACAATAAAAAAGGAAAATAACGTGCCATATTTAGTAGTAGATAATAGTACTATAACAACAGCAACCCCATATGGGCTGGGAATATCTACTCAAAATATATTTCAATCACAATTTAAAACTTTAGATCAAACATTTGCTAATTTAAAAATGTTATTGCTTACTAAAAAAGGAGAATTAGTAGGCGATTTAAATTTTGGTACGGATCTAGTTAATGTGTTGTTTGAACCAAATACTGATAATTCTGATTTAAAGGATGATATTGATACGTATATCCGAAATGCTATAGATGCATATTTGCCGGATATAACCGTAGAACGAATCGACGTGCTTACTGCTGCAGAAGATCCTACGTTAACAAATGATATTGTAATTACTTTAACTATATCATTAGTACTTTTAAGCATATCTGCATCACTAATTATTTCTGCAAATCAAAACGGTACATTAATAATTCAACAGAATGATATTATAGGACAAGGATCTCCTTTTGGTAATGATACAGTGGCAACTGGTGTAATACATCCTGGATAATAAATTAACGGAATAACATGGAAATTAAAAAAGACGTTTCATACTTAGGCAAAGATTTTGGACAATTTCGTAGAAATTTGGTAGAATTTGCTAGACAGTATTTTCCAAACACATACACTGATTTTAATCAGTCATCACCTGGTTCGATGTTTATAGATATGGCTTCATATGTTGGTGATGTTCTTTCTTATTATATGGATGTAAATCTAAAAGAATCAATGTTAGAACAAGCAACAGAGCGTGGCAACATATATCATTAGGATATCAACCAAAGAATGTAGTGCCAGCATATGTTATGCTAGATATTTATCAATTGGTTCCTGCAATTGGAACTGGTAATAACGTACGTCCTGATTATGATTATGCATTATCAATTAAACCCGGATTGCGAATTCAACAAAACAATGGTCAAGCTCAATTTAGAACAACGGATACGGTTAATTTTGCATTTTCTTCTTCTTATGACACAACCGAAGTAACAATATATGAAAGTGATCCGACAACCAATTTGCCTACATATTACTTATTAAAAAAACAAGTACAAGCCGTATCTGGTGAAGTAAAAACTACATCATTTCAATTTGGTTCGGCCGTTGCCTATGATAAATTAGTTTTACCTGATACTAACATTGTTGAAATTGTTTCGGTAACTGAAACAGATGGTGATAACTGGTATGAAGTTCCTTACTTAGCTCAAGATACTATTTTTGAAGAAATTCCAAACTTATTAGAAAATGATCCAGAATTATCTCCATATCGTTCATCTGCTCCTAGTTTATTAAAATTACGTAAAACTGCAAAACGATTTATTACTAGAATGCGAAGTGATAATAAATTGGAATTACAATTTGGAGCTGGTATTTCTGATAATAATGACGAAGAAATTGTTCCAAATCCTACCAACGTAGGAAATGGATTATCTTCAATCCGAAGAAACATTAATGTAGATATAGATCCTTCAAATTTTTTATATACTAGAACATACGGACAGGCACCATCAAATACTTCATTAACTGTAACATATACTACGGGTAATGGTATTAATGATAACGTTTTAGCAAATACATTGACTCGAATATTATTTATAGAATTTGATTCGGATATCAATTCAACTGCTGCTGCAACAACAGTTAATTTTGTAAAATCTACAGTTGCTGTTAATAATCCAGAACCAGCAATTGGAGCAAAATCTGCAGATTCATTGCAAGATATTAAAAACAACGCAATTTCGTATTTTGCTACTCAAAACCGATTAGTAACACGGGATGATTATATTGTTCGAGCATATTCAATGCCGTCTAAATTTGGAAGTGTTGCAAAAGCATATATTGTACCAGATGACCAACTATCACAAAAAGATTTTGAGGAAACTAGAATTGCAAATCCATTAGCTATGAATTTGTATGTGTTAGGATTCAATCAAAACAAACAATTGGTTGCATTAAATAGTGCCATCAAAGAAAATTTAAAAACGTATCTAAGCTATTACAGAATTTTAACTGATGCTGTAAATATCAAAGATGCCTTTATTATTAACATTGGTGTTAATTTTGAAATAACCGTATTGCCTAATTATAATAGCAACGAAGTTTTATTAACTTGTATCAATGAATTACGTGCGTATTTCAATGTAGATCGTTGGCAAATCAATCAACCTATCATTAAGTCGCAAGTTACAAATTTGATAGGAAATGTTAAAGGAGTTCAATCGGTTATCAATTTATCATTTAGTAATCTTTACGATACTGCACAAGGCTATTCCGGAAATGTATATGATTTATCGTCAGCTACTAAAAACGGCGTTATTTATCCTTCGTTAGATCCTAGTATATTTGAAGTTAAATTTGTTGATCAAGACATAAAAGGTCGAGTAGTAAATTATTAAGGAAAATAATGTTTAGAATATTTTATGCATCAAAAGATACAACGTTGTATGAACGTTATCCTGATTATAATACCGGATTAGATGAGGTATTAGAAATTGGAAAACGATTGGATAATCAAGGCGAAACGTTGCTTAAATCTAGAAGTCTCATTAAATTTGATATGACTGAAATTTCTGCATCATTATCTAAATATTCTAAAACAGTTAATGATTGTAAATTCATATTAAATTTATATACATCCCATGCAAAAAATTTACCTTCAGACTATTCTATAGCTGCAAAATTAGCAGGACAAGATTGGATTAATGGAACTGGATATTTATCGGCATTAACTATAGATGGGGCTAATTGGTCTGGGTCAGCATCTGGATCAAATTGGATTTCAGGTAGTCAATACGTTAATGTTAATTCTAGTAGTTTATACATTTCAGGCTCCGGAGCTGGTGGAAATTATTTGTATTATTCTGGATCAGGAAATTCACTTTCATTGATTGCATCTGAATCATTTTCATATAGAACGAGTGATATCAACTTAAATGTAACTGATGCTATTAAAATTTGGATCAGTGGAAGTAATAGTTATTCTATTCCGAACTATGGATTTTTATTGCAATTATCTGATTCAGACGAAGTTAACAACAATGTTGCAGGATTTGTGAGATTTTTTAGTAGAGACACACATACCATATATGTTCCTAGAATAACGATGTATTTTGATAATACTACGTTTGTATCGGGTTCATTAACAGCTGTTAATTTAGAATCATATGCAATATACACAAATATTAAACCTATATATAAAGATACTGAAATTGCTAAGGTACGAATTTATGCTCGAGATAAATTTCCTAGAAAATCTCCAACAAATTTATTTCCAACACAATTAGTAAAATATTTACCAACTACAACGTATTATTCATTATCAGATGCTGCTACAGATGAAGTCATTATTTCGTACGATGATATTTATACTAAAGTAAGTTGTGATAGTACTAGTAATTTCATTCATTTAGATATGAACGGTTTAATGCCAGAACGAAATTATCGTTTGAATTTTAAAATAGTAGATGGAATTACAGAACAGTACATTGACGACCAAATATATTTTAAAGTAATTAGATAATGGCAAATGATAAACAAACAGATGTTATCACAAACACAAAAAATTCTAAGTATGAAATTTTAGGTGTTACTTACAATTCGAATGATTTGTATGTTAATGCACGAGATGCAAATGGAATATTACGGTTGATCAATGATCAACCCAATTCGTTACTTGTTATAGAACCAATTGCACAAAGAATTACTAACGCATCTATACTTAAAGTAATAGATACACAATTTAGATATTTTAAATTTCCTGCTCGAACTACGGTTATAGAAGAAGAAGCTGTTGATTTAGATTTTGATTTAGATTTACAAGATCCGGTGTATGCAAGATATCGTCCAAGCGAAAACAGACGAATTATAGAAGATACAGATTATTCATTTATTTTAATAGATGAAATACAAGACGGATTGCCTCAACAATCGCCAAATACATACACAATTTCAAAAAACATTAAAAATTCGGGCGTTGATCTTCGTTTTAGAATTAAATTGCAACATCGATATGATGCACCGCCTGGATATGGTACTGCTTTTTTCTCTATAATTAAAGCAAGCGAACAGGGTTTAGATAGAGCATATCGTACATTTGAAAATACCTCAACTGTTGGTAATTTAGAAACAGTACCGGGGTCAATCTTTCAATATGAAGTTCAAGATTTACAAGTCGACATTGTTATTCCTAATTCAGAATTTGAAATTGGAGATAGATTCGGCATCGGAGCAAAAGCTGGACAAAATAATGATACGCAATTTCACACAATAAATGCATTACAGTCATATTGGGTTATTACAGATGCAAATAAAAATGTAGATCTTTGGAATCAGGAGATAAATGCTTAATCAATATAAAAATATTACAGATATTAAATCTACTACAAAATCAATATCTGCAGAACGTATTGATCGTACTAAGCTAGATGTTGTAACATATTCAACCCAACAACCAATATTTTTTAATACCGATATCGTTAATTCTGCAGACGATTCTAGATTAGAATTTCATGTATATGTCGAAGATTCATGGATTACTGGAAATCACAAAATTCAGTTGCAGCGAAAAGTACCGCAATATATTGATAAAACCACAAAGCGCCCAATTTCAATTATTAATCCGATTGCAATTGATATTTTTTCTGAATTTAATAAGTTAAAATTAACATCGGGAAATTTTAGATTTGCTATCAATTTCTTTAAAAATTTAATTGGTAGTTATGAGCGGCAACATTTACGTATTGACGAAATTTCTCCAGATCGAACTGAAATTAGATTGCGTGCTATTGATGATGAAGATCCAGAATTTCTACAGCAAATTACTAATTATATACAAACTGTAGATCAAACAGGTTCTGAAATATATAAAACATATCTATTAAATTTTAGTAGGAATCAATGCGTATTATTTGTTAATAGCGTTGTAATTGGAGAATATCTATACGTTAAACTCTATGAACCGTTGCCGCAAGATATCGCAGTAGACTTTAAATGTTGGGTCGTAGAAGAACAAAAACCTACATATATTGACACTGTTAATATTGCATCAAAAGGTTCATTACGTACATATAAATCATTAGCTAAACCTAATTGGCAAGCAAATGCAATTTTTAATACATCAACTGAAACGGATTTAAAAACGTGGAATGATTTATTAGGTTCTGCAACACAAACTTCACAGCAATTAGTTGATACGTATTTTTCTGGAAGTTTATCTGGAATAAAATTAAATATTGATTATTCAGATTTTAATAACTTTATATTTTATAGCTCTGCTACAGAACGTTTACAAAATTTTAAATATAAATTAGAATTATTAGAATATTATACAAGCCAAAGTTTATTTGTTTCATCATTATCAGGAAGTATATCTACAACTAATGCACAAGATTTTACTATATTAAAAAATAATTTAATCGGCGGATTTGATAATTTTGAAAAATATCTTTACTATGAATCTTCTTCAAAATTAACTACGTATGATATTCCAAAAGAAACATTTAATGTTGTTGAATTAACTGGTAGTTACATTCAACCAGCGCCAAAGTTAACTAGTACAAAACCATATGCATTATCATCAGTATCTAGTTCTATATTTAAAACATGGTATAATAATTTATTTACTAGTGCATCATTATACGATAGTTTAAATATTAATGCACTAATTTATACACTGCCTGAATTTATTATATCTGATGTGTCGAATGCTAATTTTGTAACATTTGTACATATGTTAGGACATCATTATGACATATTATATACATATATACATCATGCATCGCTAATTCATAAACGTGAAGAAAATCCTAAGTTAGGTATGCCTAATGAATTGTTATATTCTGTAGCAAAACAATTTGGATGGACGTTAACAAACGGAAAGCAAAATCAAGAATTATGGGAGTATGTATTAGGCACTAACGAATTAGGTACGCCATTAACTGGATCTATTAGTGTCGGCGATCCTGCAGTTTCGGGACAAGATACAACTTATGCAGTATGGCGCCGGATTGTTAATAATTTACCATTACTATTAAAGACAAAAGGAACTAAACGAAGTATTCAAGCATTATTATCATGTTATGGAATACCGCAATCGTTAATTAGTATCAATGAATATGGCGGTCCTAGATTAGATAGGGCTCCAATATATGAAAAATATAATTTTAATTATGCATTAGATTTAAGTTCTAGTGCAGCAGGAACTGTTACAGTAAATTATTCGCAATCTATCAATACTGTAGAATTAAGATTCCGCCCAGATAACGTTATTACTAATCCTACAATTCCAACTACAATGAATTTATTTAATGTAGGGTCAAATTCCGTAACAATGGAATTTAACAGTGGTAATAAAGGTGTAATGAAAATTAATGGCACTGGTTCTAGTTTGATTGAATTATATGCAGATGAGTGGTTAACTACCATGTTAAAAACAAATGGTACTAATTTAGATTTAATTACTAAAAAATCTAAATACGGCAAAATTGTTGCTGCGGTTTCTGCATCTGCAACTGCAAGTTTTGCAGGATCGGCATCAATAGTTTTAGGAAGTACTTCTGCGGGTGCTAGTAGATTTGTCGGACAATTGCAAGAATTACGTATATGGTCATCATCGTTAAATGAATCCGTATTTAATAATCACGTAAAGGCCCCTAGTGCATATAATGCAAACCTAGATGCATATAATGAATTAATATTCAGAATGCCGCTCAATGAAAATATCAATCACGCATTAACAAGTAGTTTAGCGGGAGTTCAACCTAAATCTTCAACTATTTCTGCATCATTTGCGAGTTGGTCAATTAATACTCCTTATGATTCATATGAAGAAACGCAATATTATGATGCGCCATCTTTAGGAGCGGGAACATTTGATGATAATAAAATTCGTATTGAACAAAATGAATTAGTTGGCGGATTAGATTTAAAAACTA